AACACCTTTACAGGCTTCCAGTACAGATAACTGATTTGTTATTTTTATCGCCGCAGGAACCTGCGTTGTTGGAGTATATCGCGGTTCTTTTACCCGCAATGTTTCCGTACCATCTTCATTCTTCGTCACTTCTACCTCTTTGGTTCCAAAGAATTTATACTGCTTGAGTACAATACTGATATTTAAATCGTTTCCATTCCGGGCATCCTCACCTATTGTATAATTCTCAATAGTGCAAAGCATGTTAGTATTCCACAACTGAGAATAATCAAAACCCATGCGGGTAACGATAAATCGGATAGGATTTCGTGTCTCTTTAGAGGACTTGAGCGAATCGAGGAACGGCGCCGCTTTCTTAAAAGAAAATGCGTTTCCTAAAGAGCCGCCGATACGGGATGAAATTGCCCCTACAGCATAATTGATTAATCCTGTTTGTAGAGATGAATCGTAATTTGCAAAAGGATACCTGCTATTAGGCAGTAAGAAGTCAAATGATATTTCTGTTAATCCGGGCGTCTTGATTAAATTGACTTCTCCTTCGTTAATCAGATTGATTGTTTTGTTTTTTCCGTTGATTTTTGTATTCATTCTGGGCGGCGGAACGGGCAGCATGGTATTTCCTAAAAAGAAATAGTAACTCATCGCTGTACCGCCTCCGCTCCGTTTTCTACAGATTCTATCAATACATCATTCAACCGCCGCAAGACACCATCAAAATCATTGCCGCCGGTATCTCCCGCAGTAACCCCGCCTACGTCGATATGAATAGTAGCTGTCGTATATTTATTGACTGCTTCCCGTTCAGCCGCTTCCCGGAGAAAAGCGAGGTCATCCGCCGTACTATCCAAAGCGTCAGCTGCTCTTTTTGCGTCTTTTGCTCCTTTGCCGGTGTTATCTGCGGTATTCGCCGTGTTATCGGCGATATCCTCGGCATTGTAACCGGGTGCTGCTATTTCAGGCATTTGGAGCGCGTCACTGATACTGTCACCAATTCCTGCGCCGACATTATATCCCCACGCCATTTCATTGGCAGGATCCAGCGTTTTCATCTTATAACCAGAAAAATCATAACCGCCGGAGATTTCTCTCCTCTCCGTCTTGAGAGATTCTGCAGAAAAATCAGTGCTGATTCCAAGCTTACTCATCCCCGGGATTTGAGCAATCATATCAACAATAGCGGCTACCGCCTGCCCCACCAGGTCAACGACACCATTCCAGATATCCGCAAACAGATTATAGGTGGCATTCAGAGGATCTACGAAAACGTTCCCGATGAATTCCGCAAGAGAGACAAACATATTCACAGTAAATGCAATCCTGTTCCATATAGAAGAGAACAACAGCATAAAAGCTCCAAAGACAATACCCGTTGCCGATATGCTCGTTCCCGCAAAATAATTAACTGCCGCCACTGCTGCATACAGCACGGCAATAACAGCAATAATAGAGCCGACTATCCATGTCAGTGGACACGCATACAGCGCCGCATTCAGACCTTCTTGTGCCGCGGTCAATGCGATCAATGCCGCCGTTTCCAGCCAATCTGCCGCTGCTTTAGCGGCCATTGATATCGCTGCCAGCGCCATCTGTCCGGCAGAAACAAGCGCCATCGTTCCGACAAATGCCAGATACCCGCCCAGTGCGATAAGTGCCATCTGCATAAGCAGGCTGTGATTCTGTACAAATGACGCCACGGTGGAAATTCCTGCCGTGAACACATTGACAAACCGCTCCACACCGCCAATAACCGCGTAAAACACAGGCATGATGGACTTGACTCCGTTTTTCAGCATGCTGAACATAGAACGGACGCCTTCACTATTTGCCAGACGATTGATACGTTCCGCAATCGGTGCAAAAGATTTCAATACTACATTTTTAAAATCTGTAAAGTGATCGCTCCAGCGTTTTGGCATACTCTCAAATTTATCATTAATTTCATCCATATTTTCAAATATAGCCCGCTTGATGATATCTGCCGTGATTTCCCCCTGTGCAGACAGTTGTTTCAACTCGCCGCGGGAGACCTTCATTGTCTTAGCAATCATATCCTGCAAAATTGGTGCGTTTTCAGTGATAGACCTGAATTCATCGCCCTGCAGACGGCCGCTGGCTAATGATTGCTGCAGCTGCAGCATGGCGAACTGCTGATTCTCTTTAGATGCGCCTCCGATAACAAACAGCTTTTGCATACCTTCCATAAACTGCACTGTTTTCCGCGGGTCCGGAAAAGCATCTCGGGCATTGACTGACAGGCTGGCCACGGCTTTTGCCATATCCATATACCCGCCACGTGCTCGTTGCGCGGATTCGTAAATCATATCATTCAGTGCGGCCACGTTGGACTGTGAACCGGCTACCAGTGCCAGCCTGGCATTCAAGCTTGTGTATTCATCAGCCAATGCTACAGCTCCTGAAATAGAACCTGCAATACTGTCCAGCCCTCGCATAATGACATTTCCGACAATGTTGCCGGCAAGGATGCTCTTAAACAGCCCCGCTTTTTCAGCAGCATAACCGAAAGAATCTCCGGCGTTCCGGGCGCTTCCGCTGGCGAGGTTTAATTTATTTGATACAATGTGAGCTGCACGGCTCATTTTTTCAAGCATCGGACTGACACCATCCCGAAGACTGATGTAGTTCTGCAGTGTTGCCATCTATTGCCACCTTTCTATTTGCGTTTCAATTTGGACGCCTGCTTTTTCTCTGATTTGATGTATTCATCAACAAAAGCATAAATCATAGCCAATTCGTGTTCCGGCAAAGTAAAAATCTCGTGCGGCAGCCTATGCAGCTTAATAAGCGCAAAATAGGCCACATGTGCATCCAGATCCTTTGCCTTTAAGAGTTTTTTACCGTCTTGATCTTATCGCCCATGCCTGCCTCAAAGTCAGACGCCTGTGATACGGCAGAATACAGGTCTGCCAGTTCGCCCGGTGTCAGCATTGCTTTAAGTAATTCTTCCGCCCCAATTGCGTCCCAGTTCCCCTGCAGTTCTGCGTCGTTCAGATTGGGGAATACGACAGATTTCAGTGTCATTTCGATCATGAATTTATCCTGATCAAATTCCATCTTCCAGTCCTTAGTTCCTTTGACCGGAATTCGTTTCGTGCAGGCATCACGCAGACTGTCCATTTCTTCATTAGTCAGTACGCGGATTTCCCACGGCACGGGTTTCCCATCTTCACCGACCATTCGCTTTGATGCGGCATATTGTACCGGTGCTTTTTTTATAACGTTTTCTTTAAAAAATGCTTTTAATGTTTTTTCAGCCATTTGGGGTTCCTTTCACAAAAGAATAGGCGGGGATATCCCCGCCGCCACTACGCTTTCATTCCATCAAGTTCTTTGAATTTTTCAGGCACTTTGATTCCCTCAAAAGTGAATGAAATCTCATCTTCAAGCCACTTACCTTCTGCATCGAACCCAGCAACAGTACCCTTGTCGATATTGCAACCGGTCAGAATCACAGTATGTTTTCCTGCTTCGCTGGTCGGGTCATTATTGACGACCTGCAGATCAAAGTAAGTATCCACTCCCTGATTGACGTATTTCAGCATCATATTTTCAAAGAGCGAAGTATTCTTGTAAATTGTCAGTGTACCGCTGCCTTTAGCGGACACAGATTTATTTCCCTTCATCAGGCTTCCCCGCGTGGCAACTTCTTCTTTCTCTTTTTCGATAGTTGCTTCAAGGCTCTTTGCCTGAAATAACAGATACCTGTTTCCATCTACCGTTACATAGGCACTGGCCAGCTTTGCTGAAATGACATCCTTGGCCAGCATCGTACGGATTGCGCTGATTTCATCTGCCATGAGCTATCTCCTTTCTTATGCTACCACCACGGTACAATATAATTTTTCCATACATGCCGTCGGCTGGATTTCAAACGTCCACAAAACGGCGGTTTTCTCTTCGCCCTGCGTGGGTACCGGCAAGTCATCATCTACAAAGTTCTGAATTGCCCTGACACGCTGGTATTCTTCAAACAGCGCTATGCCGTCTTTCCACAAAGAAATTCGCCCGTCCGCATCATTCTGCACTTTTCCGAGATAAATCCGATTAAACAGTCGGGCAATGTCAATTGCCGCATTATCCAGCACGCGGATTACCTGATTCAGCGTAAAATCTTTATTCATTGCTTTGGTTACTTCCGTGAAAGTATTAATATCCGTCAGAACACGGGTATCGCCTAATACATTGCCGGATACCGAATCGGAGACATTATGGAACATGAACATGCCATCGCTGACCGCTTGTTCAAGCTCATACTGCTTGAAGTTGGTATTGACCGTATATTCTCCGTCATAGATTGCGTTCGTGCAGCTTGCATTAATTGCACATGCCGCTTCTTTCCCAGTGAGCCAGTATACTAAGGATCCTTTTTCAGCGCCCGTATCTGTCACATTATTCTTAATAGAAATAACGCCGGGATAATTAACCTTGGTCTTGCCGTAAATAACAAGCTGGAATTTTGAGCCCGTGTTTTCACGGCAGCGCTTTGTGAAATTAATCAGCAAAGACTGTACTGTCTCATCAGAGCCCGCATATCCTAAAATATTAAAATAATACGGCTCTATATGCTCGATAAAAGACTGATATTCGGAAACAGTAACCGCTGTTCCGTTCGTGCCCCCTGTCAGCGATTCCGCTGCTTTTGCAGTAAGTGTAGCAGTTTTACTAAATACGACAAAATCATTGTCCTGCAGATCTGCGCCCTTGCTGACGTTTGACTGTTTATCTACCGTTTTCAGCATCCCGTCTGTCGTGAGATAAGTGTACACGATGAACTTTCCGCTGTTATCCGGATCACTCTGTACCGCAGTAGATAAACTATTCCCTCTGATTCCTGCATATTTTGCCGTTGCCAGTGTATTCTTTGCTTTCTCGCCGCCGCTGTTCAGACGGTAGAAATATCCTGTCTTCAGATTGATAAACAAATCGCGCAAAGGCTTCATTTTATCATGGCCATAATCATAGCCGAAAATCTTCTGACAGTTTTTCTGGAAATCTTCCGCTTCCACGCGGAAAACAGCTCCGCTTATACCCCAATCCAGATCAAGCGCCATCGCCGCATAACCGCGGTCGGCAATATCCGTCACCGGACGGTCTTTTGAAATGAAATTGATATATGTACCGGGCAATTTCTTATTCTGAAAAAGCCAGGTACCGCCACCTAATGCCATAAGTTACCTCCTTTAGTTAATATCCTGTTTGACCGGCTGATTTAACGCATCTTTCAGCAATTCATCAATCTGAGAATGCGTATACTGTTCGCCTTCGTTAAGTAAATGCGTCAAAATGTCCGCATAGCGTTTATACTTAGCTGATTTAACAATCGTTACGCCGTTGAAACGCTCCTCGGACTCTGTCTGTTCTTCTTTTTTAGCTGCCATTTTTTATGGCTCCTTCCGCTTTTAAACTCTGCATTTTTTCTGCTTTTTCCCGCTCTTTTAAAATAAACAAATTATAAGAAACAAAGAAATGGAGTGCGCCGTCAGTTGTGCGGTAATGCATGTCCGTTCCTCGAATGACAGAGCCATCGGAAAGAGTAATATACTCCAGCTCTACAAAGAACGCTTCCGCCATCTTGTGGATTTCTTCCCGGACATCTGAAACTTCATCGGCCGCATTCGGCATGAACCAGATATCAAAGCTATGTTCCTGCCAGTAACGGTTACCAACAGACAGCTCCTGTGACTGATCCAGCTGCTTCAGATAAAAGCACGGAAATACGACATGATTCTTTTTTACGTCTACATACACGGGATATTTAGTCAGCTTATGCAGTTTTGATGAGATGCCTTTGATTACCTCATTAATTATTGTCATGTGCTGTACCTCAATAACACCCGGTTTATATTTCGGCGCAAAATATTTTTAGATTGCCGTTCCGTTTCCTTCTCCGCTTTTTCTGCCATGTTCAATCCGTCTACCCAGTTTTCCACCAATCGTTTACCAAGAATAGGAACATACCTTCCCGGCTGTTGCCTGTGGCCATCATTGACATAAGAAGCGTAAGATGCTGTATTGAATACTTT